CACTTTTACCAACAAAGATTTGGAAGTACTACACGGTCCTGTGTGCAGTCTCAGCGAAATGAGTCGCAAAAAAAGCAAAAGAAAATCAATTACGCTAGTTAGACGTCTTGATTGATCAAGTTCATGTGTAACGCTACCAAAACTGCATAGCTGATAGCGTGAGCTTTTTTGAATGTGTAGCCTCTGCTGTCGTCCCCGTCCCACACAGTATCAAACACAGTTTTCCAGTCCTTGCGTTGTAGGTGTGCTTTGCCCGGACGAATAATACTGATAAACGCAGCCATACGCTGTATCGAATCTGGCTTCATTTCCTTGAGTAGAGTTGTGTAGTTGCCCACGTGAACCAACTGGCTTGCCCAGTCTAGATCTTGCCATAGTCGATTCCAGGGAGGAGTAGCATCGAGCATTTGTTTGTAGTGGTCAGGACTTTGCACCAACTTGTAAACATGCATGTTCAAAAAGTCAATTTTAAAGTATCCACGCTGCTCTGCTGCCTGATAATCAACAGCGGAACATTTGTGAACTGGGTCCCAGGGGATGTCTGTAACATACACACCCGAATTGTGTCTACGCACTCGACCGTCAACTGTTTGTCGTGCTGGAACATGCTGAATCAATTTCAACACATCATCTCTATCTGCAAAGTCTAGATCAATGTCTGCGCTCATTTGGTATCACACAATGCTGTTGCAATTTTTAGCGCATCTTCTGCGCGATCACGAGCTGCAAGTGCATCAGCCACTGCGGGGTGCTTGCGGGCCAGTTCCAGCATGTGTTTTTCTTCCGTCATTTTTTGTCTTACCCACTGGACCGCTTCCTGTGTTACTTCATCCAGTTCAATCTGTGGATAACTGGATGCCATAGGCAACCAACTGGATCCATCATACACTTCAAAATTGCCACTTTGATAGCGAACCAGTCCAGCACTGGGTTTAGTGGTGTCAATATAAGGAGCATTGTAAATGTTGCCTGCGATGTGTATACCCGCTCCGGGGGTGATGCTTCTAATCATGTTACCATCCTGCTTTTGCTAATATATCCTTGGCATACTCATGGTCACCTGGATGATCATGAAATTTCTTTTGCCAGGTGTCTGAGTTGATGTATGCCCAAATCATTGCTATCTGTTCTTGATTACACTCCGACAAGAACTTTTGCCCAGATTCACAATTGTATATTACCCAGGGGCTCAGTCTACCTGTGGTAATAGCATAACAAACAGCATTGGGATTGCCGTATCTCACACAGTCGTGACTGGGATTGCGTTGTTTTTCTGCCCAGTCCATTGAATATTCTATTGCTCTTGCCAGTGCATCATCAACTGCTTCAATGGGCAAATACCACAACAGATATTCTGTATAAAATCGATCACTGGTCCACTTGTCAATCTTCTTTTGATTCTTCAGCAGCCAGTTCATAAACTGAGTGGGGTTGATAACTTTGACATCAACACAATAACGCCCAAACTTTACAAACGCCAGATAGTAGCTGCTTTCAGCAAAGTCCTCATAGGTTTTTAACTTGGCCGATCCTTGCATCATTTCGTAAAACTTGATATAGGCCATAAAGCCAAGTCTTACTCCTGGCTCGTCTTTGTTCAAGTGGCGACGTTTCGGCTCACACATGTGAACTTCTAACGTGGATTCTTTTGCAAAACTTTTCTTACAAAAATTGCAAGTAAATGTCATTTATCTCTGCCGTGTTGTTTGATATAAGCGTCTAATTCTTTTTTGCTAGTAATTGAGGCCAACAACTCAATCTCATCATCTTTGTAGTGCGGGAATAACTCTGCCAGTTGTTTCTTTAGGCTACCTGCTCCGGGTTCTTTCTTCTTGGGAGCAATCCATTGATGTCTAAACGCACCCAAGTCAGGGCTTACAGTAGTGGCCAACAACCATTGCAGTTTAGGATGTTTGCCTATGTTGAAAAAGTGCTTGTTGAGTCTTTCATTGGTAGCAATAACATAAAACTCTTGTAGATCTCTTGAACCTTGCACACTTGAACCCCAACGTATCATCAAGTAGGTAGAGAACTTCTTGCGCTCTTCGTCTGTTAAGTTGTCGTAGAAAGTTCGATCCTTTTGATCAAACACTCGCATTTCATTGGCAATGTTCAGTTTATCACTCATGTGTTTTCTTTAAATTATACATTACAAACAGCTGATCCAACATGTCTTTCATTACCGGATCTGTTTCACACATTCGAACAACTTCGTTGAGTTCACTCATCATGCGCTTGGTTGGGCCGGACAAATCATACTCTTTGCCTGACTCATATCCAACTACTGTGCGCTTTGTTTTTCCAAACTCACGAGCATAGATAATGCCGTCGGCACGTTCATAGATATATGTTGCACCCGGTTTAAGACTGCCCATCTCGATAGCCCCACTGGCGTAAAATCCAAGTTTGAAAACGAACCAGTTCTTCTTTGTCGTCAGGATAGCTTTCCAAGTAGATTGCTACCATGCGTTTCATTAAATCAATCAATTGTGGCTCTGTGTATTTCATATCACCAGGCCTTGTTGTAATCAACTATTTCACAGTTGCGACTGATGTCTTTGACAAAATAAATGCACTGTGGTTTATCGCCATCTGTAACAGGGACACACAGCATCTGGCCGTTTTTGAGTTTGGGGGCATACCATGTGACTTCTTGATACACATCCACAATTTCAATATCTGGGAAGCTGGGTCTAAAACTTGACAGCGGGTTAAACTCAAACACTTTGAATCCACGATCGTTGATTGATGTAAGTGGTAGCATTTCAAGATCACCTAGATCTGGTTCTCCAATCAACACTTGCCAATCCATGGGCATTTTGATTCTGTGTTGTCCTATTCTCAACACCAAGGCAGGTGCTGTAAAACTTTCTAAAAAGATAAGTGGAATATAGTGATAATCTGGGTCCACTGGTGTAGAGTTGTCAAGAATAGCAAATCGCATGTCATCGACTTCTTCGGGCAAGTGATCCAAATCAAATGATTGATTATCTAGTGTAAGAATTTTCATATAGTATAGTATAAACGTTTGCAGAGCAATAGTCAAATTATTTGATCTTCATCCACTCCAGCTTCTCCGTTGAGAATGGATAGTTGGCTTCCTTGTAAAAGGCACGACGTTTTGTCAAGTGTCTTTTTGCAAACTTGCAGGTCGACGTGATGTCCCAGATCTGAACATGGTCTTTGTCTTCGGCTTTGCGGATGCCACGTCCGATACTCTGTATGACCCTGACAAAACTTTTGCCAGGTTCAACCAACACCAGGTTAAAGATCCTAGGGATATTAATACCCACAGCAGCAACTCCATATGTTGCCACAATGATTTTGTCTGTTGCACTAGCCACTTCATCATATTCTTCCTGCCGCTTGGAGCCTTTGGTCGCACCCGACACAAACACTGCTCGCTCACCCAACCTAGCCACCAGTTGTCTGCCGCACTCGGTGCGATCAACCAGCACTAGTGTGTTACCTGTTTCGTTCACTCGTTGCACAAGGTCTGCCATTGTGTCCAGTCGACCCGACTCTTCTAGTAGATATTTTAACTCACTTTGATAGTTGTTGTATTCCACATGGTCTACCAACTGCACAATGTTGACATGGCACTGGGCCAGCACACCTTGCTGTTGTAGTTCGTTGGCAGACAGTTTGCTAACCACAGGACCAAGACTGACCAACAGTGCTTGGCTTTCAAACTTTTCCTTGGGCACTGTGCCTGTAAGACCCCAACGAATAGGAATATGTGCCATTACACCAGTGAGCAGAGTTTTAAGTGCTTCTGCTTTGGCCATATGCACTTCATCCACAATAACACATACCACGTCCTCGATAAAGTCCTGAATAGTAAAGTCCGCAGTGCCAGATTTTGTTTCTTTCAGCAGATTGTTTAGGCTTTGCCAAGTGCAGATGGTATGCGTTTTGTTGTAGTCTTTGCGGTCGCCAAAGTAAACGCCTACATCTAGTCCTAGATTGATGTAGTCTTTTTCTGTTTGTGTCACCAAGCTCTTGTTGGGCACAATCACAATTGATCTGCCATATTTTTGCACGTTCCAGCTCAAGGCTGCAGTCATGATTGTTTTGCCTGCTCCTGTGGCCACTTCTTGAATACACTGTGGGTTCTGCAAGTAGTTGTTCACAATCTCCACCTGATAGTCACGCAACTGAACTGGCTGTCCTGCCATTGGGTGGCCTTTGGGCCATAACACATTGGAGAATGTGTCTTCCAACATGGTGTCAAATTCAAATGTGGTTGAGTATGTGCGCTGATCATCTAGCTCAATGTCGTAATTGAATTTTTCCAAGATAGGAATAATCTCGGGCAACAAGTTTGTGTAGGTGCTACCTCCCAACTGGAAGTAGGCCACCTTGCCATCCCAACGTCCCAGTCGCACCGCAGGCATGTATCTTGCTGCTGGATTTTCATATTTAAAGGCATTGACCAAGGCTTTGCGAACGTCTAAGTCCAGTCCTTCGATCTTGATGTTGACTTCGTCACGTATTTGTATTGTTGCTGTTTTCATGGTTTATATATTATTGATCTCAATTGAGTTGCGCTATTGGGAAAAGTATTTAAGTTGTTGCATTCAATCTCAAACCCCTTTTGTCGCAGCAGGTGCTGAATGTAGGCTTCGTCAAATATGGTCTGGCAGGGCGACAGCATGTCTGTGCTTGCAGTGGTCACATGATCTGCCCAGAGTTGACATTTGATCTGAGATTGATGAAATTTTTGATTTTGTAAAAATGCTCGATGATTGGTCACAATTACATCGGCATGTGTGGTAGTAGTCAAACCCAATTGCTCAACAGTTTCTTGAAACTTAACGTAGAAGTTGTCAAAAATATCAAGTGTGGATATCATCACATGCCCCGGGTCATTGTTGGCACAGTAAGAATTATTTAAACAATCTGCTATCCAAAAAGAGAAAAATTCTCTCAGCACCCAGACAGGAGTTTGATCGATAGTGATCTGATCGATATTCCATTTTGATAGCGCAGAAACTATGTCTTGGTTGGGCAAAAGTTCATTGATGTATCCAAACAAATCAAAATTATTTTCTTTGGCAAATTGATTGTTGAAATAATCAAGCGCATGACCAGGGCTGGGCTTGATATACACAGTTTGAAATTCAGACTCTACGACAGAAGGTAATGCATGCCCTAATTTTAATTTGTCTGCACGATCAACTGTTTTTCTAATGGAATGGCTGTGTCCGTGCTCTCCAAAATCAAACAAGTCATTGTTGGCTGGACTCAAGTTAGTGTAGTTGTATAAACATTTGGAAAAATACGAACCGTAGCAGCCCGGCGGAAACAATACAAAAATCATGTTATATGTTCTGCCAATTCAGTAAATGTCAATTCAAATTTAAGATTACGATATTGATCATGTTGATGCAGTTTTTGTTTGAACATTTCAAAGTGTTCACTGTCGTCTGAATTCAGCATCAATTGAGCCCAGGTGTGTGCATCTGGATGTTGGCTGGTCATCAGATGTTCGGCAATCATATTGCGTGTGGGCTTGGGCCAAACTGCTGGTCTCATATGCACAGGATTATGAACTCTACCCAACCAAGGTCTAGGTAACTGTTGACTATAGCACCATTCAAAAAATTCGTCAAGATAATAGATATTGTAGGCACTCACTGTGTGGCTCACGCTGAGAGTAACTTCGCTTTGCCTACTAACATACTGTGCAACATTAGCTGACATAGTTTTCCAATTACCAGGATATCGAATGTATTCGTATCTGGCGCCCACACCATCAATGCTGAGTTGTATTTCAACTTCTTTGAAGTGAGTCCATAGCTGCCACCATTCTGTGTCAGGCATCACAGTTGCATTTGTGGTATAGTGTAATGTTATGTGCTCTGCTCTGCCAGTGTCAATATAATACTGTAGCAATTGTTTTTGCTCAGGCACACCACTGATAAATGGCTCACCGCCAGGAATGTCTATGTGCATGATGTTGGGAGCCTGTGCAATAAATTCCTTGGCAAAATCTTGTTTGTAAAACTTGACAGGCAGCACATTCTTGCCGTAGATTTCGTTGTGTTCAGTTTGCCATCGACTGCTACTTCCCGGACCGCAGGTTATGCACTTCAAGTTGCAAGTGTTTCCAAATGCAATACTAGCGGTAATAAACTGATTGCTGGACAACTCATAAGAATCATAATGCTGTTGCCAACGCTGTAGATCAAGTTGACGTTTGCTTTCGATTCCGTTATCTTCTTCAATTTTGCAACGGACACAACCCGCGGGCCATTGCCCGGCCAAAAACTCCTGTTTGACATTGTGCAAAAAGTCGCTGTTGATGTAATCAGTCAAGGTTGAGTATTCGGGCACAGAACCTTGAAACTTGCAACAAGGGGAGATACGACCTCGGGGGCTGATGTCAACATTGGTCCAAGGCGAGTGGCAAAAAGTCATAGTGCAGTATATACTTATTGTATCAAAATGTCAAAAAAACAGGCACCGAAGTGCCTGTTGTAAATGAACCGCTTTCGCGATTCAGGAGCTAACTAAACAAGATAAGCTAGAGCCGGAGCCAACCGTTTGTGTGCCCTAGGAAAACTTTAAACTGTTTGGGTTATTTTACATCCTGTTTTTTAATACGATGGCATTTGCCACATTGGTAGGTATAACGCATGCCATAGCCTATTTGATCTTTAGCACTGTTTACAAGTTCGGTCTTTTCCATAACACGCCATTGATGCCAACACCCGTGTGCAAAGAATTCCCAAAGTCTAATCATTTTGTGTCCTTAAAAGAGTGCGTTGGCTGCGGCAGCGGCATTCCAAGCACTGAAGAAAATGTTGATCCAACCCAGTGTGTTCTTGCCATTTTCAAAATCTCGTTTGGCCCAGTCCCAGCAAAACCAAACCAGAATAATGTTGATCACTACCCATATGCTCATTACAGTATGCACCCTAAAATAAAGATGATCAACGCAGTACCAGGATGACCAAACAGCAGAGCCATCATGGCCAACACAGTACCAAAGAAAGCCTTATCCGAGCCCATTTGGTACTACCTGAAAGCCTGCTTCCACAGCTTCATCTGCTTCGTATTCAGTATCTACAGAATACAAGTAAAGATCACCATCCCAAATATCGAACATATTAATCCTTTTGATCTTGCTCTGGAACCCAAACGCAGTTTACAAAAATATCAGGTGTTGTTATAGTGGCTCGAACTGCTACCTGCTGGTGGTAACTGCACTCCTCCCATGATTCAGACTGTTTCAGCACATTGACTGGAGTCAGGTCAGACCACGGGTGGACAAAGAATACCACCAGCCACCACATGTTAGGCTGCTTTCATACAAGTGGTTTCTGTCAAACGCTTCCAATTGGTAACTGACATCTTGCGCAGGTCTGCAATCTTGATTGCCATACGCAGGCTCACTTCACGCAAGCGATCCTTGTTGGTGTCCATAAAGTCAATAATCTCATCCTGAACACACTTGTCAAATTCGTAGTCTGCAAACAACTCACCATCGGCAGCAATTTGCTTGATACGCAACAGTTTGTCACGCATGGTGTTCAGTGTCAGATCCAGGTAGTGACAACGGCTTTGCAGTGCATCCAAGTGATCCTTGAGCTTTTGGCTCTTCATGCCATCAAACTTCAAGTTAGTAATAAAGATCACACTACCTTTGAACTCGAAGCTGTCTGGGATACCTTCGCGGCGCAGAGTGCTGGATTCACTCAACCAGGAGATCTTGCGCTTCTTGCCTGAGTCCAGGGCACCCTTGAGCAAGTTCAACGACACGTCATCGAGCAAGATGCTGTCGCAGTCATCAAACACAACCACGCAGTTGGCGTCAGAATACTTGTAGAGAGTTTGGTAAAGGCCAATGGGTGTAGCTGAGCCTTTGACAACTTCTGCTCGCAGTCGCTTGCCTGCCAGGCGATCGAACATGGTTGCTTTGTCAATTTCTTGCTCCACGCCAAAGGATTTGCCCACGCCTGGAGGGCCCGACACAATCATAGCACGGATGTCACCAGACACTGTGGCTTTGGTCATTTCGTGCAGGATTTCGAAACGTTCGCGAATGCGAGACATTGCGGCTTCATCGGTTTCTTGGGTGTGAGCAGGTTGCTCAAGTTTAATTACATTGTCATGTGCCATTGCAGTAGTATACTCTACATCCTCGATGCTGTCAACTCGCACACGAATCGATTCTGGACAGTTAGGGAAGCTACCGTCATTGCGAACAGTAACATAATTGCCTTTTGCGCCAGTTTGAAAACCTGACACAAGAGCAAACACTTGGTTGGCAATAACTCGGTTGCGATACTCGCCGCGCACAATACGAACTGAACTCATTTTTAGCTCCAAAAAGTTGTTGATTGGGTTTTTGTTGTTATGTGTATATTATAGCAAAAGATCAATTATTGGTCAACCGTTATGCTGGTGCAAACAGTCGGCCCATTTCGCGGAAAACCACACGGAACGCTGTTCTTTGTTGTTGATACAGGTCATCCTGATTGTCTTGCATCTGCTCCAGCGTTTCCAGCAATCCGGGCAGGGCCCAATCTTGTTGATATTGCTGGACAACTTGCATGGCTTGTTCAAAGTTCATTTCAGGCTCCTTTTTGCTTTGCTATGTGTGTATTATAGCAAATCGGGATTATTTGGTCAACTCTTTTTGCGAATCTAGCACTTGTGGCGTAATTACAACACCGCCGTATGCTTGTTGAAACTGCTCTGCTACTACCCGGATGAAAAAAGTGTATACTTTACCATTACCTGTAATCAGAGTGTATTTCATGCTGCCCTTTTTTGCTTTGTATGTGATTATTATAGCAAAAAGGGAATTTTTGGTCAAGAAAAACCCTGCTCTGAGCAGGGTTATTTGAGTCCGGAGTTGGTTATTCTAACCCTGGTGTAATTGTGGCATTAATTACAATAGTGTCTGGCACTGACAATTTCCACCAATATTGCCCGGCAAGCGGGGCGGTATGATTAACAGTTTGCAATACACCATCAAGATATACATTACCGATTTGTGATGACGGTAAATCCACAAACCCGGTTGCACCCGATGATATTGTTGCTTGCACATTTGCAGGATCTGGGATAGCAGTATAATTGGCATCAATTTCAGCAACCAATAGATCAGAATTTTGATCAACTTGAATTTCGACCACTGCTGGACCTGCGTATGTTACATCTTCTGTCCAAGAAAAAAGCACATTAGTGACAGAGTAATCTAAATTAGGTAGTGTAGGAAGTGGCTCATCTAATGTAGTCACAGGGCCTTGATAAACAACAACACTGTTGATTTTTGCTGTGATATTTGCTGGCTGTGATCCGAACCCCAT